CTTGAGCCTTGCGTCATGGGTTATGACGCTTGTGGCTTGCTGCTTGAGTCTTTGTAGTCCGAGGCATTATACCGCGCGACATTTTGTCGCAGCTTGTGTCTTGGAGCTTGAGCCTTGTAACCATTCTCATAGGCCCAGGCATCATGAAGAATCTTTATCAGAGTCTCCAGCTTGTGGCTTGACGCTTGTGGCTTGTGCCTTCGTGCTTGTTGCTTGTTCCTTGGCATTTCTTTTCCTTTCTTCTTTTTGAAATTTTTTCGCGCGTTTCCTATACTCTTCATAAAATTTTGGATGTTTGAAAACGTGCATTAGTGTTTACCATATACAACAGCTTTTACTTCAGGATCCCAGCATTGTCTACAGCTGCCGCACTTGCCGCTTTGATCCGGGGCTGGACATGTTCGAGCTTCACCAGTCGTGACTCCTGACTCATGACTCCAGGCGCTGGAGGCTGGCCCATCTATTTTAGATCTTGATAATCTTATCACCAGGTTAGCAGGGACCTCTTCAGGTGCTGGCAAGAACTGACGTTCTTGAGTTGGTAACCAGTGACGGGTCTCAGGTGTTAACCTGCAAACCTCTAAAATTTTTTGCATATGCTCGACTGATTGCACATCGCCAGCGTCATGCCATCTAAACCATTTTTGATTTTTAATTTTAGCTGCCATTGCCTGAACCCATAGCGGGTTTTCAATTGCTGACAGCCTTCTATATTGCGCTGCTTTTATAGCTGGATATCTTGTATAGTTGCCCTTCTTAGCATAACAGCTAAAGCAAGGCGTGCCAGGTACCTGAGCAAGCTTCCATCCTGTTTTGCATTCCCATGCTGGTAGGCTGTAAGATAGGCCCGGCATCTTTGACGTTTTTGTAAACGAGTCTGTAATTTTTAATGCATCTTTTATTTTCATATATTCCTCCTAAATAAATTATTAACACGTCGACCCGGTATAAAACATTGTACACTTTGACGCAGCTTGTTGCTTGAAGCTTGAGTCTTTGTCCATTGTCCAAATTGTCCTGCGACAATTTGTCGCAGCTTGTGGCTTGGTGCTTGTGCTTTTACTTTCATAATATTTTTACTTTATAATCATTCTAAACTGATCCGGACCAGTTGGCGCTCATTGCGTCTTCCAACTGATCCCAGGTCCATCTCGTTAGGCAAACAACCGAAGTTGGCAAGATCACCCTTGCGCCTGATTCAATGGACCAGGGATCAGGCGTGATCGGTAAGGGATGATTAAACCCTGTAACCACGCTTTAACCCTACTTGCTTTTGCCGGTGCAAGTCCCGTTAAGTTTTATAGTTTTATGTCAGCGATAAAACTTCAAATGAGGCTGAGTATATATAATAATATAGGATTGTGGCAAAAGTATGTCATAATGCATGGTGCGTCAATCTTGACCAAGTCAAGAAACAAATTGTCACTGCGACAATTTGTCCAGGGTGCGACAATAATGACCAATAGTTTGACATAATCTTGCCACAATTTTTTTGTAAACTATTCGCATGAAAGTCAAAAGAGAAAATGTAAAACTAAATTGTGAGATGACAAATCTTACAAATCAAACTTTTATTTTTGCTCAAGAAATTTGGGAGAGTGAAAGTATAATTGATGATTTAGATTTTTATATACCTATTGATTTAAAAATAAAGCCAACAACTAAGAGGAGAAATAAATGGACAAAGAAAGTAAATTTTTCATAATTGAAAAAGAGTATTTTTTGGGCGAGGCTAGATATAGCATTTACTCAAGAGACATATTTAATTTAACTACTGCTACTAGAAAATTATTAGCTTTAGATGAGTTGAATAGTAATAAAGACATTACTTATCATTTACAAAAGGTTGACCCTTATTTAGATGATAGTAAAGACACAGTAATTTTGGCTAATGGTAGCCATAATTCGGACACAATGATATAATAATATAAATATAGAAAGCGAGGTCAAATGACTAAAAGACTAACACTAAACGCAGAAAAAAGAAAAACTATTGCAGATGTTTTTAAATCACATTGGGAAAGTGAAGATAACCCAAAAAGACAAGCACATCTAAAAGCAATAGAAAATTACAACCATGCAAGAGAAATTACAAAATCACTTGCAGAAAAAGTTGTAAGAGCACATCAACCTCAAGAGGACATTGAAACGATTAGAAGAATGACACAAAAATATAATCGTGCGGGTGGTGAGTTGTATGAAGATAATTGTTTTAACTTTGAACAACCAATTACTAAAGTTGATGATGAGGGTAGAGAATACCAAACCGAAAATAGTGAACATGTTAAGTTTGATTTAGATGATAGAGATTTTGCAAGGTCTTATTATAGAGATGAGATTAATGCAAAAGGTCTTGACGCAGATTATAAATTAAAACTTCAAGAAGATTACTCAAAAAGAAACCCTGTATATTATGACATGGAAAGTAGAGTTGAGAAATTTTTAGGTTATGGAAGTAGAAACGATAAGACAGGAAACACACTCTACCACAAAGATGAATGGGAAAATGATTTCAAACTTGAAGTCATTGGAAGTTCTTATTGTGGTTCTCGTCAATTCAAAGTTGATGAAGATACAATTAAAGTTTTTCAAATGTATAATCAAGCAGTTGAAAATGTTAAACTATCACATCAACAATTATTTTCTTATGTTGAAGATAAGATGAGCAAATTAAGATTAGGTTTAAAATCTTATAAATACTTTGACCAAGCTAAATCACTAGCTGATAAAGTTGGAGTTGCTTTGAATGAAAGTGTATTGAATGAAAGTAGCTCAATGGCATTATCAATTTATAGTCCAGAAAATTTGGCTAGTCTTTTAGAAGATAAAGTTGAATTAACTAGAGATCAAAAAATTGCTATTGCAAAAGGTTTAATGCAACAAGAGGCAATTAACTAACTGCGACAATCTGCACAATGGCGATACTCTCGCCATTGTGTTATAATAGGCACATAGAAAGCGAGGAAATATGATAAACAACAAACCATTTAAAGTAAGATACTTTTCGGCAAAAGATAAAAAGACAATTACAAGAAATGCACTTTGGACAGATAAGTGTAAGTATTGGACATCAAAAGCAAATAGAATGTTGATGACTTATTTTGATGTTGATAAAAACGAATACCGAACTGCAACAGACAGTTGGACAATAATAGATAGAGGATAATATGGCTGAAATGAGAGATGAACATTTTGAAGTGATAAGTGAAAATAGAGCAAGGGCTCATGAACAACAAAAAGAAATGCGACAAGAATTAATTGAGTGGGTTAAGACTTGCGACAAGTTGCAAATGGGCGAGTTATATAGTGAAATGAAAAGAATGAAAAGGAGTTGGAATGAGTGAATATAATTGGTGTCATGGACCAAGTTGCCATAAGCATGAAACACAAGATAGAGTGCGAGGTGTTAAAGGTCAAAAGGTTTTAAGAACTCGTAAGATTGCAAAAAACCAATGGAACGCAAACAATGTCTGGTCTAACTTTTGTAGTCAAGGTTGTTGGAATGAATTCATGCATGAACATTGGTCTGAATTTATTAATCTATATCCAAGAACCGAGGCTCTTGAAACACCGATTAAAGATCCTAAAAAAGTAAAAAGTGAATGGGGGAATTATTATAATACTACGATTGAGGTGCGACAAAGTTGACAATGTACTTATGTGTCCATTGATGTTATAATGGGCACATAACAAAGCGAGGAAATATGAAAACAATTAAATACAATAACAAAGAATACAAGTTGCCATTTGCGGTAGCACTACCAAAAGACCCGACAACTATGGAAAAAGTTTCTAATAGATTTGGCGGTGAGTCTTGTGAACTACCTGCATTTGCAGTGGCTGTGTATGATGTAATAATGGGCAGCGAAATATTTAAAGATTGGGATTCTCATCGTAAGGGTTTAGATTGGTTTGCTAAACACTTTACAAAAGAATATATGGTTCTACTAGACTAGCCTCCTAGTACAAGGTGCGACAAAATGTCGCACCAAGCAGCCTGCGACAAAATGTCGCAGGCGCCTCGTAGAGGTACCAAGCCTCAGGCAAAATTTGAAATTTCTTTATTTTTAGTTTAAGGTGCGACAAAAAGGAATCTTGATATATACGTATTTATACAAAGGTTTGGATAATCGTAGCCATAAAATACTTTAAGGTTCTGAAAACATAACTGAAAAAATTTTGCAAAATTTTTTTTCGAATGCACTATGGATATAGATAAACTAAAGAAATTTGAAAAGCTCCCACCTGATGTCAAAAGACAATTGGGCCTATATATGGCTAAGTGGAAAGATAAGAAAAAAGAAGCTGATATACAACAGGACTTTATGAAGTTCGTTAAACATGTTTGGCCTGATTTTATTGAAGGTAAACATCATCAACAAGTTGCTAAAAAATTTAATGAGATTGCTTCTGGTAAAACTAAACGTGTAATTATTAATATGGCTCCTAGACATACTAAGTCTGAGTTTGCATCTTATTTATTACCTGCGTGGATGGTAGGGCGTAATCCTAAATTAAAAATTATTCAATCTACTAACACAACTGAATTATCTGTAAGGTTTGGTCGTAAGGCTAAACAACTTATGGATTCTCCTGAATACAAAGAAGTATTTCAAACAAGACTCAAAGAAGATTCTCAAGCTGCTGGTAAATGGGAAACCCAACAAGGCGGTGAATACTATGCTGCTGGTGTTGGCTCTGCAATTACTGGTCGTGGTGCCGATCTCTTGATTATTGATGATCCACATACTGAACAAGATGCAATGAATGCTCAAGCTCTAGATAGAACTTATGAGTGGTATACATCTGGTCCACGTCAACGTCTTCAACCTGGTGGAACAATTGTAATTGTAATGACTAGATGGAATGAAAAAGATTTAGCAGGTCGTTTAATCTCTGCACAAAAAGAACCAAAGGCTGATCAATGGGAGGTGATTGAGTTTCCTGCGATCCTACCAAGTGGTAAACCCCTGTGGCCTGAATACTGGAACTTGTCTGACTTAGAATCAGTCAAGGCTTCTATTCCCGGTTCAAAATGGAATGCACAGTATATGCAGAATCCTACTTCAGAAGAAGGAGCATTAATAAAACGTGAATGGTGGCAACCTTGGGAGAAAGAGGACCTTCCTTCAATTAAACATATTATACAATCTTATGATACAGCTTTCATGAAAAAACAAACTGCCGATTATTCTGCTATTACAACCTGGGGCGTGTTTCATCCAGACGAGGATAGTGGTCCCTGTCTCATGCTTCTTGATGCAATAAAAGGTCGGTATGAGTTTCCAGAGTTACGTCGAGTGGCTATGGATCAATATGGTTATTGGAATCCGGAGACGGTTATAATCGAGAGTAAGGCATCAGGGTTACCTCTTACTTACGAATTAAGAAAGATGGGTATACCTGTTTTAAATTTCACACCATCAAAAGGTAATGACAAGCACACCAGAGTTAATTCTGTATCTCCGTTATTTGAGTCTGGTAGAATCTGGGCTCCAACTGAAATGGAGTTTGCACAAGATGTAATTGAAGAATGTGCTGCGTTTCCTTATGGAGATCATGATGACTTGGTTGACTCCACTACACAAGCTGTAATGAGATTTAGACAAGGTGGATTAATTAATCACCCAGATGATTACGAAGATGAACCTTTACAACAGACACCAAAGGTGTATTATTAGATTATGGCTGAATACAAAGAATCAGAGATGTCAAAGATAGTTAAGAAACTTATGGACGATGAAGGTTTTGAGTTTGGTGAAGCTGTTAAAGAGGCTATGAAAAGAACTAGAAAAGATGTTGCGGGTGGAGGCAATATGAACTATAGTGGAGAAATGATGAGATTAAACTACGCAATGGGTTCAGAGGATATCCCTGAAATAGAAGAAACTTCTGACGCAGAGTATCAAGAATTATTAAGACAAATGGGTGCACCAACCGAGACTCAGGAATCAGGAATCATGGGTCTAAAAGAAAAAGCACCATCTATTAAAATGGCAGGTGGAGCAGATCCAATGTTATTAGAAGAATATAAAAAATATGTTAATGAAATAATTGAAATGGGTGGACAACCTATGTCTCTTAAAATGTTTATAGATCAAATTTTAGCTGAAGCTAGAATGGGCGTTAAAGCTGGTGGCATTACATCAGTAATGTAAAGGTCTTATAATGGACCCTATTATCCCAAAACCAAAACCTTTCACAGAGGAACAATTTAAACTAAACACAGACAGACGTATCAAAGGTGCGTTAGGTGGTTTCGATCGTGGTGAGATGGTTGACTTGATTCAAAAAGATTTAAGAAAGATCGAGGAGTCAGGCACCATGGATTACAACGATGCACTTAAATTTATTAAAGAAAGAACACAAGAGTTAAAAGAATTTTTAGAAAATAATCCAGGAGAACAAATGCCATCTCTACCAGGTTTCGAAGAAGAGGAACGGGTCAACTTTTTAGATGGTGGTGATACTGAATACAATTCAATGGTTACAAAGAAGTACATTGAACTTGGTGGTCAAGAAGGTACAGGCATGGATATAGATAAATTTGCAGAAGAGTATTTTCCAAAGATGGCTGATGGTGGAAGTATTGGTTTGCCACAAATAGGAGAGAGAACTAATTTTGGTAAAGGAACTGAAAACCCTAACACAAGTAAAGTTAAAACTGATGTTTTTAAATATCCAATAACAAATAGATATGGCACAGTGTATTCTAAGACTCCTTATAAAAATCAATTTAAAACAAAAAATTTAACTCAAATACAAAACATCATGAAGGCGTATCCACTTTTTACAAAAAAAGATTTAATAGGAGAGGGAAAATTAAATAATAGAGATATGGGAAAAGATTTTAAAGGAATTATTTTAACAAAAGGTGATTTAAAAAAAGCTAAGGCAGCAGGAATTACTCCAGAAGTTCAAGGTAAAAGAAAATTTAAAACTACAGGTAGTAGTGATAAATCTAATATAAAAAGTGCTGCTTTCTACAAAGCAACTCAAGGATCAGTTATACCTATGAATAATATAAATAACTTTGCACACTATGCTCCTAAACTATTAAGTTATTTAACTTCAACTGCAGATACTGGTCCATTAAAAGCTTCTGTAAATAGAGCTGCTGGAGGATATGATAGAGCGGCAATAACTATTGCTGAGAAACAAGAAAAGTTATTAAAAGAAAAACCAAAAAACTATAAAGACTCATTGATAAAAGAGAATTACAAAGCGGCAAAGTTATCAAAAGATTTTAATAAAAAACTACCTAATGTTTTAAAAGGAACTCTTGGATACTTTGTAGTAAATCCTGATACAGGTAAATTTACTTTAAAAGGAGTTGATAGAGCAAAAACATTTGCTGGTATTTCTGGAGAAAAAACAGAATATAAAAATATGGATCCTTCTAAAAGAGTTGCGTTTGGACCAACTCAATCTAAGGTTCAAAGTTTAATTGATTTAGTTAAATCAAAAGTAAAAGATTCTAATCCAATGAGAGCGTCTAACGCACCTATTCCACAAAAAACAAAAATAAATAACCTATTTAAAAATTTTAAAATTAGAATACCTGGAGGATCTGCAGGACAGATGAAAGATCCACTTGGTGGACCAGATTTAATTGATGTTAAAAAACTAGTTAAGAACCCATATAATGACTTCTAAGAGATTGACCAAGACAGTTCCACCTAAATCAGGACCCACGAGTCAGGGGTTGAATATTAATTATAATACTGTTAGAACAGTAAAACATACGGAGAAAATAAATGGCAGACAATACAATAGACAAAGCTCTACCAAACGAGCCTAGAAAAGAAATTACGCTTCCTGGAGAAGAAGAGATTCAGGAAACTTTAGTAGAAGAAGTTGAAGCTGAATTAGAAAAACCAGGAGAAGTAGAACAAATTCAAAATGAAGATGGCTCAGTTGATATTAACTTTGATCCAAAAGCTGCCTCTCAAGAAGGTGGGGATGACCACTATGCAAACTTAGCAGAATTTTTACCTGATGATACTTTAGGATCATTAGGCTCAGACTTAAATCAAAAATACACAGACTACTCTGTATCAAGAAAAGATTGGGAAAAAACTTATATTCAAGGTTTAGATTTATTAGGATTTAAATATGACCAAAGAACAGAACCTTTTCAAGGAGCTTCAGGTGCAACTCACCCTGTACTTGCTGAAGCTGTAACACAATTTCAAGCATTAGCTTATAAAGAATTACTACCAGCGGATGGACCTGTAAGATCACAGATACTTGGATTACAAACTCCAGATAAAGTTCAACAAGCTGATCGTGTTAAAGATTTTATGAATTATCAAATTATGGATCAGATGAAAGAGTATGAACCAGAATTTGATTCTATGTTATTCCATCTACCGTTAGCAGGATCTACTTTTAAAAAAGTTTACTTTGATGAAGTAGAAGGTAGAGCAGTTTCTAAATTTGTTCCTGCGGATGATTTGGTTGTTCCGTACACGGCTACCTCATTGGACGATGCGGAAGCAATCATTCATAAAGTAAAAATTTCTGAAAACGAATTAAGAAAACAACAAGTCGCAGGTTTCTATAGAGATATAGATTTAGCTGCACCGCAAGATAAGGAATCAGAAGTTGATAGAAAAGAGAGAGAACTAGAAGGAGTATCAAAATCTAAGAATGATGATTTATATACTTTGTTAGAGTGTCATGTGAATTTAGATCTTGAAGGCTTTGAAGATACAGATACACAGACTGGTGAGCCATCAGGAATTAAGGTCCCGTACATCGTAACACTGGAAGAAGGATCAAGAGAAATTTTATCTATTAAAAGAAATTATGAAATAGGTGATGCAAAGAAAAACAAAATTCAATATTTTGTTCACTTTAAATTTTTACCTGGACTAGGTTTTTATGGGTTCGGTCTAATCCACATGATTGGTGGACTGTCAAGAACAGCGACCGCAGCTTTAAGACAGCTCTTGGATGCGGGAACGTTATCTAATCTGCCAGCTGGTTTTAAAATGAGAGGTATAAGAATTAGAGATGATGCACAGTCAATCCAACCGGGTGAGTTTAGAGATGTAGATGCACCGGGTGGAAACTTAAAAGATTCGTTTATGATGTTACCGTTTAAAGAACCATCACAAACTTTATTACAGTTAATGGGTGTCGTAGTTAATGCGGGACAAAGATTTGCATCGATTGCAGACTTACAAGTTGGCGATGGAAACCAACAAGCGGCAGTTGGAACTACAGTTGCATTATTAGAACGTGGTTCAAGAACCATGTCTGCTATCCACAAAAGAATTTACTCAGCTCTTAAAACTGAATTCAGATTAATGGCTAGAGTATTCAAGTTATATCTACCCCAAGAGTATCCGTATGATGTAGTTGGGGGCCAAAAGATGATTAAACAATCTGACTTTGATGATAGGGTAGATATATTGCCAGTTGCCGACCCCAACATTTTTTCACAGACTCAGCGTATTTCCCTCGCTCAGACGGAATTGCAGCTGGCAACTTCTAATCCACAAATGCACAACATGTATCAAACATATAGAAATATGTATGAAGCTTTGGGTGTAAAAAATATTGATTCTATTTTAATTAGACCAGCGCAGCCAACACCAAAAGATCCTGCATTAGAACATATCGATGCATTAGGTAGTAAACCTTTTCAAGCTTTTCCAGGCCAAGATCATAGAGCGCACATAACTGCTCACTTAAATTTCATGGCAACAAACATTGCAAGAAATAATCCAATGGTTATGGCTTCGTTAGAAAAAAATATTTTTGAACATATTAGTTTAATGTCTCAAGAACAGATTGAATTAGAGTTCAGAGACGAATTAGTTCAACTACAACAGATGCAACAGATGGCACAACAGAATCCACAGATAGGTCAACAAGCTATGATGATGCAACAAAAGATTGAAGCAAGAAAAGCTCAACTAATTGCTGAGATGATGGAAGAATTTATGAATGAAGAGAAGAAAATTACTTCACAATTTGACAATGATCCTATCGCTAAACTAAGATCAAGAGAATTAGACCTTAGAGCAATGGAAAATGATAGAAAAGCTAAAGATGCTGATGAAAGATTTAATCTTGATAAGATGAGAACAATGATGAATCAACAAAATCAAGAAAATAAACTTCAACAGAACGAAGAATTAGCTAATTTAAGAGCTGATACATCCATTGAGAAGACTGTTTTAAGTAAAACGCTTCCAAATGCTAAAGACATGATGCCAAATGTTGAGATTTTCAGGAAAGGCTAGTGACAAAAACTAAAAAAACAGTTAAAATAAATTAATTAAGGAGAAAATATGGAAAAACTAGATAAAATTGTTGAGATTCCGTCAGAAGACAAGATGAAACTTGAAATTGACCCGAGATCAAAGACAACTTCTAATGGTTCTAACAACTACATCGCTGTTGGCGAAGAAGTTGAAGTAAGAGGAACTAAAAGAATGCTAAAAGAGAAGTCTAAAAAAGCTAAGTGGATCTAACATGTGGTTTTCGGCAATTAAATTAGCCGTCTCTGCTGGTAGTAAGATTTATGCTAACAAGCAGAAGACTAAAATGGCAATGTCAGATGCACAGCTAATGCATGCGTCTCGTATGGCCGAAGGAAAAGAAGCTTACCAAGGTAAACTTTTAGAAGCCAGACAATCGGACTGGAAGGACGAGGCCGTTTTGATAATTTTAAGTTTGCCCATAGCAATTTTGGCCTGGGCAGTCGTAAGTGAAGACCCAACTGCGATGGACAAGGTAAAATTGTTTTTCGACATGTTCTCAGAGCTCCCGAAATGGTTCACAAATTTGTGGATCCTTGTCGTGGCGAGCATCTATGGTATAAAGGGTACACAAATATTTAAACAAAACGGAGGAAAAAAATAATGAGAAACTATTACAATAAAGGTGGTCCAACTTTAACTAAAGGACAAAAAACTTTACCAAAAGAATTACAGAAAAAAATTTTAATGGCTAAAGGTAAAAAGAAAAAGAAAACACCTAGAGAAAAAGCAATGGGAATGGCATAATGGCATCGGAATCAGAAGACATAAAAAAATATGGTAATCAAAAAAAAGATAGGATGAAAACCAAACCATATGGTATTGAAGATAGAAAAGTTAAAACAGAAAAATTATTAAGTAGAAAAGAGTTAGAGAAGTTACGAAAAGAAAAAGGTATAGGTTTACTTGCATCTCCTTCTAAAAAAGAAAAAGGTATAGGTTTACTTGCATCCCCCTCAAAAGAATTAAAATCTGGTGGAAGAGTAAATTTACGTGGCGGTGGAATTTGTCTAAAAGGAATTAACAAAAAAGCTTATGGGAAAAATTCATAATGGCTAAACTCTGTGCAAAAGGAAAAGCAGCAGCAAAGCGTAAGTTCAAGGTATATCCTTCAGCTTATGCAAACATGTATGCTTCAGGTGTTTGTTCAGGAAAAATAAAACCAGGTGGAAGAAAAAAAGCTAAAGATGGTGGAATTCAAAAAGCTGGTTTAGCAAGAAGAAAAAGATGTCTTTAAGAAAATGGGTTTCAGAGAAATGGGTAGATATTGGAGCTCCAAAGAAGGATGGAAAATATCAGCCTTGTGGAAGAAGCAAAGGGAGCAAAAGGAAGTATCCGAAATGCGTACCACTTGCAAAAGCCACACGGATGTCAAAAGGGCAAAAGGCGAGTGCTGTCAAACGAAAGAGAGCTGCAGGTAATCCTGGAGGTAAACCAACTAACGTTGCAACATTTACAAAAAGAACTAAAAAATCTATGGGTGGATATACAGGACCAGCAATCAATTCTGATTACGCTGGAGTAAGATTAAATAATCCATCTTATGCAAAATATTATAAGGGTATGATTTAATGAATTTAGAAAAAGATTTACAAAGATTAAAAAAAGAAAAAGCATTAAAAGAATCTGCTATTGCGCAACTTAGAAAAAGAAGCAAAGACTCTCTAGCTAGACCAAGAGCAGAAAAAAATATTTTATCAACTAACCCAGAAATGCAAAAAATATAATGGTAAAAGGATTAAAAAAAGTAGTTAAAGGTTTAGAAAAAGCATCTAAGACTCATGCTAAACAAGCTAAGGTAATTAAAAAACATATTAAGAAAATGAAACCACATGCGAAGAAGCGATAAACAACCCCCTAAAACTAAAAAATATTTTAGAAAAACTGAATCAGGTGCGGGTATGACTAAAGCAGGTGTTGCTAGATACCGAAAAGATAACCCTGGTTCAAAATTAAAAACAGCTGTGACTGGAAAAGTGAAGCCAGGATCAAAAGCTGCAAACCGTAGAAAGTCGTACTGTGCAAGAAGTGCAGGACAGATGAAGAAATTTCCTAAGGCTGCAAAAGATCCTAATTCTAGACTACGTCAGGCTAGAAAACGTTGGAAATGTTAGATAGATTTATATATAATTTTTTTGGCGCATTAGATAATGCTATTGCTAAAATAGAGACGTATGCTATTAAATGCACTGAATGGTGTTGGCATTCAAGAGTTAATTTATTAAAGAAAAGGAGAAAGAAACATGATGGACGACGAACTAATATACATAAGTAAAATACAAAAGTATTTGAAAGAAGAGTATCAACAAATTGGCGATGCCATGATTGCTGGAGGTATTGACAATATGGAAAAATACAAGTATATGATGGGACAGGCACATGCCTATTTAAAAATATCACAGGAAATCTCTAACCTGCTAAAACCAAAGGAGCCAAAAAATGATACTAAAAGACCAGACAACGTCGTCGACTTCGGATTCGACAAAAGCTAAACCAGCTCTACTAGATAAGTATAAAGATGATCATCAAAAAGAGGTTGATGGTTACGAGCGTTTAAAAACAAAAGAAGTAAACAAATTACCAAATCCAACTGGATGGAGAATGTTAGTTCTACCATTTAAGATGC